GGGTGAATATGCTGATGGGACACCTTATCATTTTGGTGACGAAACGGGACAGGAAATGGAAGAAGCAATTAAATTATTAATGCCATTATTCCCTTCCTATCACGAAGCCAAGATGAAAGAGATGACGGATGAGGATATTATGAAATGGGTGAACATAGGGGAAAATGATCGTCCTGAATTAGATGATTATGAATACCGTTTACTTATGGAGGGTAGAATGGAAGGTGCCAAAGCCATGCGAGACGGAGAGATAAAACACGTTAGCAGAGATAATGAGTGATAACGGTTCACAGGTTTATTTAGTGCGGACTTAGAAGTACAAAACTTTCAAATTAGTAATAACTTAAATAGAAGCAGAAATGAACAATAACAACGAAAACTCCGCATTGAATAAACCTGCTGTTAGCAGCCGTTTAATTTCAGAAGCGATTTTGAATGATAAACAGTTGCAGCAACTTCACGCTAAAAGAGCAGAAATTTATTCATTAGCAACTCCGACAGTTATTTTAGGTAAAGATGGTAAAGCCGAAACTGTTTGGATTGATGAAACCAATCATCCTTTGCTTCCAAAAATTAATGAGATGATTGAACAAAGAACTGAACAGATTAAGCAGTGGTTTCAATAAATGGCTGCTAACTGCTAATATATACACCTTTTTAAAAAATAACATGAAAGAAGGAGATTTCGGATATACATAATCAAAAATAAAATAAATGACAAACAAAGAACACTTCAAGTATCTATCAATCTTATCTGCAATGATAGGATTTCTGATAGCAATGGCTTTACTTTTTATGTCATGTGAAAAAGTAAATGACGATTTTTGTTGGCGTTGCCACACGTATTACTATGACCGTATCTATTTTCCTGACGGAGAAGTTATGGAAAAACGATACATGGATAGTTTAGATATGTGTGGTTTTACGGAACGTGATATTCAAAAATATGAACGTTATCACACAATGCCTAAACATCCTATATCTACTTGTGGTGATCATATACGTTGGCAGGATTGTATGTGTATAAAACTGGAGGAATAAAATATGAAAGCAAACAATTTAACAATCAGTATCAGTGCTCCTTGTCGTAGAAATTGTCCATATTGTATTTCAAATATGACATTTCATCCGAAAGCAAATGATGATTTATTTCAACGTAATTTAGAAAAAGCAGTTAACATGGCTCATGTCCATGGTGTTAATAGTGTATTAATAACATCAAAAGGTGAACCATTAAATAGGCTTGAGTATGTGAAAAATGTAGCTGAATATTTTAAAGCCTTTCCACTTGAGATTCAAACCAACGGTGATATGTTAATAGGTATGGGTGTACTGGAAATGCTTTATTATTCAGGTGTGAATACAATAGCTATTTCAGTAGATTCAATGGCTGGAATAAAAACACTTGAACCTGTTTACTCTATGATTGCCGGATATGGATTTAATTTACGACTAACAATTGTTATATCTGATTTGTGGGAAGAGAAAGATATAAGACCTTTGCTTGATTACTGTGTTTTAAATGGAATCAGACAACTTACTTTTCGATTAGTAACTATCCCTCTATTTTATAGAACGGACGAAAGAAGTGAAGCAATTGTTAAATGGATAGAAGAAAATACAAAGAAGAGCCAAAAAGAATTCTTTGAATCTATAAACATATTTGCTAATAGTGAAAATTTGGTACGTGAACTTGCTTTTGGACCAAAGGTATATTCTGCTATGGGAGTGGCTATTACTACTATTCCTTATTGCATACAAGAACATAACAATACACAAGATATAAGGTCATTAATTTATCATCAAGATGGACATATGTACACATCTTGGGATAAACCTGCATCAATATTATTCTAAAAGTATAAGATATGAATTGTTTACAATGTGAACCATCTAATATTTTCATCCCAAGAAATGATTGGAATATACGATCTTTTAATAGTAAAAGAAGGCTTGATATTAGATCACTCTATTTATTTACTATGTCAAAGATAGTAGAAAAAGAGACAGGATTTAATCCATTGAGTTGTACTGAGATACGCAGACGTGAATTTGTTTTATCAAGACAAATAATGATGGTTTTAATGGATGCTTTTATCAAAAAATTATCTCTCAGGGATATAGGAAAAATATTTGATAAAGACCATGCTACTGTTTCACATGCAAAGAAAACAGTTCAAAATTTATATGACACAGACCCTGAATTCAAAAAAATGTTTGATAAGATAAAAGAAAGTGTAAAACAAATCCCAAGAAAAGTAGGTTAAATTTATTATGTAAAAAGGGTGTCTATATCAAATAAACACCCTTTCTCATCAACTAACCCTAAACCTAACGAAAGAAAATTATTGTACAATTTGACTTCCTGCACTAAATATAACAAATCCTCCTGCTACAATAATATATAAATCTTCTGAAATAGGGTAAACTTCAAAAGCTCCTATATCTGGAGCATAACCCGCAAAGGGTAAATCCACTTCAACACCTGCATCAACAAGACGTGATGTTGGTTTAAGTCTTAAAAAATCCAGTACTGGTAATTCCCCGTTTACCCCTCTTTCACCATCCATTCCTTCACTATTCAGGCTTATAAAATCATCAGCCGTTGGAATAAATGCTCTGCGATACCAATAACTGCTTGTAGAAGCATTATATGCATCACTTACACTAACATCGTTAGAAGCTATATCATACCCATTTGAAAAGCTGAGATTGTTACGCAACCATGTTACCCCTACTTGTATAGCACCGTGACTAAACCCTGCTCTACCGTTACCATATGCAGTATTATTGTATATACGAGAACTCATGTCATATTGATTGTCTGAATGTTCAAGCTGTATCCCTGTTTCACGATTTTCAAAAGCAAGACAGTTATGCATTACCCTTAAAATATCTGTAGTATGAGGAGCATATTTACTTCCAAGCTTGTATCCATATCCATTCCCTCCTTGTTGCTTTACGTCTGGATCATTCATAGTTGCTCCTGGTCTATATCCATTCCAAAAAGCCCAACATCCATCATACACCAAACTTCCATTAAACAAACGGTTATCCCATCCATCATCACTATTCCACCATGAACGGCAATCAATAAATTGATTATTCATACTTGGATAAGCATAACCATTATAACTGTTAATCAAAAATCCATCACTTCCCCCCCAAGCATCTGTAGAATAACGATCACTATGATGATGACTATCACAACGATAAAAAATATTATTGCTTGATTGTGTTCCTGCAGTATTACTACCTCCATAAATAATAACACCCCACCCTCCACAATGATGAACATCAAGATAGGAAAACAAACAGTTATTTACCGCTTGTGCAACCCTGAAACCGTAACCAAGTCTGCCCGAAGGTAATTGTATGTTATGGCGTAATTCTATTCCACGTATATGAATAAAATCACAATTTTCTATTCTCAATATTTGAGTAGCAGATGTTCCTGTATAGTCAAGAAAATCAAAAACAACATCTTCATTTGGATAATTAGAAATAAGATGTCGTTGTGTAGGACTGTTTCCATCTTTGTTTTGTAATGTATTACTTCTCAGATGTGAATAGGTGTAAATCCCCTCACGAATATAGACCGTATCACATCCACCATTTGTCAATCTGGTAAAAGCAAAGGCAGGTGTGGCATACGGACTATTTATATCTCCGGTATTATTATCATTACCATGCAAAGCAACATAATAAACTTTACCGTAAGATAAAGTACTTACAAGACATAGAAGGATGAAAATCAGTTTCCGGTAATTAAAATTTTCCATACCGTTCCATTATAATATTGTAAAACATGATCTGTTATATTAAAAACAATCCAACCTTCTTTTGGTGACAGAGTGGTTATTTGTGCAGTGGTTAGTTTAGGAATAATTAAAACCTGCATTTCAGCAATAGCCGTTTGTAAATCTTTCTGAGGTGGTTTATTAACCAAATCCACATAAGAACCACTTGTAGCAACCGTTGCAAAATTAGGTTTTCCTTCCAATGTATTCCATGTTACAGTCTGCCCACCTGCAGGAGCAGTAGTCATAGATGTTCCATCTTCAAAAACAATGTTTTTAACATAAATGTTTTCAACAAAGGTTTTGTCTGGCTGGCAACTTCCTTGTAAGGAAAAGACAGCAAACACGAATAAAACAATTACTTTTTTCATTTTGTTGATGTTCTTTCAATTATTTCCCAGCACTGTCCCATCACTAAAGGTGGTTGTATTTTGCCAATAGCAGCTTTCAAAATACTTATCTGTTCTGCTTTTAGTTCAACTTCACTTGTAGCTTCTTTGAGCTTTGAGTAAATCTCATACTTGTCCCACTTTTTCTTTTCATCGTCACCTTGCACAGGTGCAAGAATAGAATGGATTGCTATGTCCTTGAAAGTAATGATTTTGTTGTCACTTTTTAAAGGAGCATCAAAAGAATCCTTTAGCTGTTCATTGATTTTAATTTTCATTTTTGATTAAATTTAATTGATTAAAAAACTATTTATTGATTATAAAACTTGCTGATAGTAAACTACTGAACCTGCTTTAGCAGTAATAGCACTTCCTGATACTTCAGAAGCAAACCTTGCTATAACTGTTCCATTATCACTTGCTGTCAAAAATCCTTCTATGATAGCAACTCCACCACCTACTGCACTATTATTAGGTGAAGTTGTATTACAAGTTGCTGGTACATCATAAGCAATAGCATGAGTTTCAGAAACAACATCCGTGCTGTTTGCTGAAGAACTGAGAGGAGTAGATACTTTAAAATTCAAAGAACTTGTAGCAGGACCATTTATACTCCATCTTGAACCTGTTGTTGTTGCAGCGGAAGTATAATCTATAATAAATCTGAAATAATATTTATTTCCTGCTACAACCGGAAAACTTAATCCTGTAACATCTGCAATACTATTAGCAACAGCATTATTATTAACAACATCAACACCTAATACAACCGCAGTAAGTGAAGAAGTAGCAACGTTATTACCTTGATTTATGGATTGTTTTGCAGCACCCGAATTTGCAATTACTGTAAATCCTCTTCCTTCTTGATAAAGAATAATTTCACCAGGAGCAATTGTTACTTTAAAAAGAATACAAGTGGTTCCATTTGCATTAAATAAAATAGTTACAATAGCATTTACTGTATCTGAATTATAAATAGTTATCAGATCAACCACTCTTTGTCCTGCCGTAGGAGAACCTACTATATCTACCGCAGTAGTACTATTAGTATTAATAACTGTTCTACCAGTTACAATTGGAATTCCTGTACCTCTATTTTTCCAAGAAGTAAAGCATTGAAGTTGATTAGTGGTTATTGCACCAGCCAATACAACTTGTACTTTGTCTGTTGTTTCACTTAAAATTATCATGCAAATAATTCAATTACTGTTTGTAAATCATACCACCCTTTATTACCAGAAGCATCTGTACCATAAAATTTATAATTACCTGGTGATGCTTCATCATTATCAAGTGTAACTGTTCCGGTGGTTTCATTTAATGACATACTGAAAGTATACATCACTGTACCTCCTTCACCTGCCCCATAATACAATTTTCCCGTTATAGGATCATACATCACTACCTGAGTTATAGAAGAATCAGCAAGAGGTAAACTCCCTGACAAAGTATTATCACTATCATAAACAACAAAATAAATTTCTCCTGTAAGATAGGTAGCAACATTATCTATTCCACCAAGTATAGCTGTATTAGAACCTTGCCCTGTCGCTTCATTACCTATTACAATTTCATTTGTATCAGAATTTGTATTTAAATAGGCTGCAAAACCAATACCAATATTATAACTTCCCGTTGCACAATTAGATAAAGCACCACTACCAATAGCCACATTATAAAATCCTGTAGTATTATTATGTAATGCATTCTCCCCGATACTTGTATTAGAATAACCTTCTGTATTTAAAGTAAGAGAACGAAAACCTATAGCAGTGTTAGTGTGTCCTTCCGTATTCGTAAATAATGATTCAACACCAATTCCTACATTTGAATAACCTATGGTATTATTACACATAGGATTATACCCAATAGCTATATTATAATATCCTTCTGTATTATCAATTAATGCATATATACCAATAGCAACATTTAATTCCCCTGTAGTATTAGCATATAAAGTCTGATAACCGATGGCAATGTTTGCTTGTGCTTCCGTATTGGTATATAATGCTTCCTCCCCTATTGCAATATTTCCGGGGCCAGAAGTATTTGCTGATAAAGCATTCTTCCCAATTGCTATGTTTGAATAACCATCAGTAACAGAAGATAATGATCCTACTCCTAATTTTACATTGCTATCATCATCATCAGTTTGAATATCACCCATGATATATAATCCAACAGTAGATGAATCTACAGGAGCAATAAATCCATTAGATAAATCTTCCCATAAACTATCCCCACCTTCAGATAAAATATACCATCCTTTTACACCTAATAAATCCGTACCATAATATTTTGAAGCACCTGGATTATCTTCATCATTTATCAAATGAATAGTTCCGTCTGATTCTTCAATCAAACTATCTAAAAATTCCCAAGTTACTACTCTTGTATAAGTTTCTTCATCAAGATGATAAAATTCATCATCTCCTTCACTACTTGGTGTGCCACTGGAATCCGTTATAATTTTACCACCTTGTAATCCAAGTAAATTATTGTGATAAGCATCTGTTATATTATCAAAATGAACTTGGGCTAATCCAGCTGTCTGTAAATCTATTTTGGTATAATATTGACTTAAATCAACAGTTCTGTTCAAAGAGTTTGCACTACCACGCCTTGAAGCACCAACTCCACTATCATCCCATGGGACATACCGAACATATTTTGTAATGTGTATTGCCATTATCTTACCCAATTAATTGATACCTCTTCACTTGGTTGACTATTGATTCCTGCTCTAACACTTGTAATTCTATAATAAAGAGTGAGTGAGCTTTCTGTTAAAGGAACTTCATTCATAAAATCAAAAAAGTTTAAAGCAGAACCATAATAAACCATTTTAAAATCATCAACTAAAGCACCACCAGAAGTGTAATATGGTTTACGTTCAAGAATATAACCATCAACACCGCCTGCTACTGCATCCCATTGAACTATTACAGGATGCCAAAAAATACCAGATAATGATGCTCTTAAATTCTCAGGAGTATCAGGGGCATCACTATCCCATTCCGGTTCACCTGCTGAATCATAAGTAACCCCGTCAACAATAATTTCTTCCTCAGTATATTCTTCAGCAACTATATCATAAGTACCATCAATTAAATTCCAAGTAAATTCATTTAACAAAAATGTAATAACTTCTGAATCTGCATTTAAAATATTATCATCAGTTATTTTAGTAAACGGTTTTAAAATACCATCGTACATTATTGTTCCTTTCAATCTATGAATTGTCCTACCATATTTGCGAAATTTACATTTGGCAAAAACTTCATATAATGGAATAGGAATTGGTGAGTTTTCAGATGTCCAAAGATTAGTTCGGGTAAACTTATCCAATTCTAACAAAGCATTACTGTAATTCAAGTTCTTTAAGTCGAAAAGGTGTAATTTCACTTCTTTCGTCTTAATAAAGTTCTCATTTAAAACATATGTTATTTCATTGTCTATTTCTTCGGCACTTACATATACATTAATATCTCCTAAATAAGCATCAGCAAATAAGTTAGGAAATTCGTAAACACTGTAATTAGATTTATGAAATGAATATAATGGAGAACAAAAAGTGATATTAAATTTTTGATAATCAATCTCACCAAGTAAATCTTTCAATCCATTAGGATAATATATGTATGTTGTACCACTATTATATAAACGTACCGGAGTATTATCAAAATCAAACTCTTTTGTTAATGTCCAAGTACATTCTTTTGTACCATCCTCACTGATGACAAATTCCTGAGCATTATAAGCCTGAGCATTATAAAATACACTGCTTGGTCCAATTAAGTTTATACATTCATCACCAGCAGATTCATCATAATATGGTAAAGCTACTGCTAAAGGTGGGCTTGATTTAACAAGAAAATTATTGTATGTACCTCCATCAACTCTCAAAAAGAAAAACATACCAACACGCAAAATATCAGTCATATCTTGATTGGTAGCTTGAGAATAATTTATTGTTAAAACCGTTTCATTATCCGAATCCTGATTAAAATAAACAGCAAAATTATAACAAAATCCTTTAACAAATGTTTCGGATGTGGTATAATGAATCCATTGATTTATATCCTTTCTATCTTCACCACTACTTAAATCAGTAAAATCTTCATGAACATACCATGTACAGTATTCCAACGTTCCACCCAATGGAGCATAATATGGTGTTGTAATTATCTTATCTGGTGCTGGCCAATCATTAAATATTAAACTATCTAATTTCTTGTCCATCAATTTCAAAATCAGAGTATGCAACCCTGAATCATATTCAGCATTTTGACTGGTATTGACATATTCAAAATCTCCAGCTTGTTTATTTATTTCCAGTTTTAAACTTGGTGTTAATGCCCCAACAGGTATTTCAGCTCCAGAATCATAATCTGACTCAAAATCATCTGGATCATATTTTACCCAATCACCTTCACGTGTAATATCCTCTTGTCTTTCAATTATCCACATATCCTTATACGAATACATGAAAGCACTAAATGGAACCAAAGCTTTGTTTACAGCATCATATACATTATCATAATCATACGAATTGCTATAAAAATTACTATTTTGAACTGCTACCTGAGGCAAGAAAGTATTAGCACCACCACTATCCATTGAATCTTCAAACAAAGTAGAATTTACATACAATGGAAACTCAAAATCTGTTGCTATTAAAATACTTTGAATCAAAGACATTAAATTGGAAAAGGCACCAATCGGTTGTAATGTAGATGGGTATTGTCCTTCTGTTCTATGAAGATAATCGGTAAATTCCATAGTAATGATTGCATATGGAAGTAATTGGCGTTCATTCAAATCACAAATAGACCATCCCCGAAAAGCTATTTCAGTACCATAATAAATGACACATTCAAATTCCCTTTCTGCTGATAATAATAAATCCTCAAGAAAGGACATATCATTTTGATTAGCAATTAAAGAAACTTTAGCACCTTTTCCGATTATAGGAGTATCGTCATCAATATAATTACTTGTAATTTCAACAGCTTGTGTCCTTACATCAATTACTGCACCAACATAATCCTTTTTATTAATATAAACAGTCACCAACTCTCTAAAAGGTGGTGTGTTTCGAAATATTGATCTATATTTTAATCCGTATGCCATGATTAATATATATTACTTTTTTTGGCTTTTTTCTTCAATATACCAACTAATACATCCCCTTCTATTTCAAACCGAACATCCTCAAATTCTGTTTTATCTTTTCCAATTCTAAACTTATCTAATGATAAACCTTTTGGAACAACTGTTTCCCCAGAAGTAAGCATGGCTGGATAAGAATCATTTGGAAATCCTTCGGGAACAATACCTCCTTTTGCAAATTGTGGTGGCCCCATTAATCCTTTAAACATTGGAGCACCTTTTGAAGTTGGTAATGATGCTTTTGGCCCACCAATTATTGCTGCCAGAATACGCATAGCAAGTAATTGTATTAAAACATCCATTAATTGTTTAATAATACTTTTAAAAATACCTTGAAGAACTTCTTGCATATTCTGACCGCCTTCAATTAAAGCATCAAAGAATGTTGAAAATGAATTGGTTAAAACACCAACGACATCTCTAGTCATTTCTAAATTCTTTACTTGACTTGCTATTATTTTAAATGCTTCACTTGATCCTTCCCCTTCCTCTGATAAATATTTTAATTTATTAGTTAATGTTGATATATGAGTTTCAAGTAATTGAGTACTTGTACTTATATTACCAAATGCTTTATCCATATCATAAGCATACTGAAGATCAATAGAATTTTGCAAATCTACATATTCTTCTTTCAATAGTCGAATTCTATCAACTGCATTTTGAATTGTTTCATCGGGGATAAGCCCACCACCTTTCTGTCTTTCCTTCAGCATATCCCTTAAATATTTTTGGGAAGCTTGAAGTTCCTGATTGACAACTTCTATTTTTGCAGCTACACTACCAAAAGCATCTGCTTCTGCATATACAAGAGCTAATGCATCTCTATCAATATTATCGTTTACAATTTTTGTGTATTCCTTGACATTGCTAATCAAATCTTCTAATTGCTGTTTCTGTTCTTCAGTACGTTGAGGTAACTTCCCAGTTATAGGGTCAACCATAGTTAATTTTTCAACAAACTCATCCAAAACTTTATTATAAATTTCAAGTTTAGCAGCATCTGAATCATAAAGATTACCCAATAATTCTTTTTTCAAGTCAACAGAAGCAAGATCAGATTTCATATCAGTCAACACTTCATTAGTTTTACTAACAACAGCTTTCCATTTATTCCAATCTTCCACTACTGCTTTAACCCATGAATTCTTTGTTGATAATTCTGAAATTTCTGATATTCTCTTTACTATCCCATCATATAAACTCACAAAATCTTGAGCTTTTTCTATATCTGTTCCACCACCCCATTCAAACATTTTTTCAATACTGGCTTTGCCTGTACGAAGATCATTTTGTATATCAAGTATTTTTTGATCTACTTGAGCTTGTTTTTCTCGTTTTTCCTGCTCAACTGTAAGAACTTTTAAATGTTCTTGTATTTCCTTTCTCAAATCACGATAATACTTCAAATTAGATTCTGCTGAAGTTTTATCATAATTAATACTGTCATTATATTTATTTATTTTTGCATTTGCTTCACTTATTTCTTTTTGTAAGTTATTAATATAAGCCCTATTCCCCATCAAATTAGGATCATTCCTATTTTTAAGATTCCAAACCATTTCTTCTTTTTCCCAAATCAACTGTTTTTGTTTTAAAACGAATTCTTTCTGAGCTTCTAAAATCTTGTTATATTTATCTTCTTCAAGTTGTATTCTTTGATCTACCAACGATTGTACATTCCGTAATTCCTCTTCATTTAAACTTTTTAATGTTTTAATATACTTTTCTGTCCCTTCCACTTGTTTCCAAACAATACCACTTATCTGAGAATCAAGATTCATCTCTGGAGTGGTAAAAGTCATAGCATCTTGCATTTCTTTAATTTCTTGCCTAACTTCTCTTATTTTCTTTGTCATTATTACAATTCCTGCTGTTAATGCTGCAATGGCTAATCCGAGAGGGTTTAAAGCAAAAAATGCAATTATAGTTTTTAATGCTTTTCCTAATGTTAATAACTTAGCTGTCCAAGAAACAGTAGCAGCCTCTGCTGCTATGGTTGATACTGCAACACCTTTTATTAATTGAGAAAAGCCAACCAATACTGCTGCAACCCCATTTAACGTATTTAAAACAAATATTAAAGCATAGCCTAAAGCACTAAATATAAGTAATACAGGACCAGTTGCAGCAACTATTAAAGCCCACATAACTGTATTTTTTCTTTGTGCTTCTGTTAAAGAATCAAACCATTTTGATACTTTATCTAAAGTTTTGGTTAACCATTCTAATACCGGAATTAATGCTTCGGCAATTTCTTTACCTAAAGAAATCATTGATACTTGTGCTGCTGATATTGCACGATCATACCTAAGTTTAATTGTATTTGATACTGCTGCAAATGCTGAACCTAAAGCTCCTGTAGATTCTGTAATTTCTTTCATTATCTCAGAATTATATTTCATATTCTTTCCAGACAATGAAAGAACGCCTAACATTGCTCGTATATTTGGAAATACTTTACTCACAAGAGTTTCTCCATAACCCTCTGTCAATTCATTTAATCTTTCCATCAAAGCCATTATACCTTGATTGCGAAGTATTTCACGAAGATCGGCATAAGATGTTTTCATCTGACCAAGAGCAGCCGTTGCTTCATCCATAGCAACTGCTCCTTGTTTGGTTTCTTTCATCAATACATTAAATACCCCACGAAGATACGTTGCAGCTTGTGCTGATGTTGACCCTGTAAGAGTAATACCAGCCATTGCTCCTGCTACCTGATCTATGGATACTCCTAAATTTGAAGCTAAAGGAGTTAAAGAACCCATTGCAGATGCAAAACCTTGTGCTTCTGCTTTACCTTCCCTAACCGCTGCTACAAGAACATCTGTAGCGTATGCCGCCGTAAGACCTGTCCCACGATAAGCATTTAAAACAGATGTCAAATAATTAGCTATATCTTGAGTATTACCAAGACCTGTTGCAGCAGCTTTGGCTGATTTTTCCAATACATCTAATGCTTGAGCTCCTTGAATACCAGAAGATGCTATAAAATAAAGACCTTCAGCAAGTTCTTGTGGACTTCTTCCAAAAGCCTTTGCCATATTTTGAATATCACCACTCCAATCATTTACTACATCCTGAGCTGTACCTGTAAGCCCTACAATTTTTTGCATAGCGAACTCATAATCAGTTGCCATTTTCATAACTGTTTTTCCAGCTATTGCCATTGGAGCTGTTATAGTAGCAGATGCTAAATACCCAAAAGTACGAATACGTTGAGATACAAGTGCCATATGAGATATGGCTTGTTTAGAAAACAATCGAAAAGGTTCAGTAAGTGCAGAAGTAAGGGCAGGAGAAGAAGATACTGCTCCTTCCCCTATTCCTGCCAATTTAGCTTTGGTTTTATCTGCTTCATTACCAACCTTCTGAAGCATAGATATTATGATGTTTTGAGTTGCTTGAATATTATCCAACTTAACACCTAAAGTCGCATACATTGAACCTATATTAGCCATTTTTCTTTGGTTTTTCTTCTACTATTTTTACTGCAATAGGCTTATTTCTCTGCCTTGGTTTCTGTATCTTCTTATTGGTACTTTTTGCTAATGACAAAAGAACATTTTTCATTTCATCTACACTCTGGGTAATTTCATCATCTTCTCCATCACTACCCCATTTAGGAATAAAGTCAGTAATTTCCATATGTTTTGTTCCTTTCTTGGCATGAATATCAACTGCAAGATTAAAAATAGTTGCAGCCAAGATTGCCATATGAATATCCTTTCTTTCATCACCTATTGGATCTATATAATTGAAAGCTTCCCATTCTGATATTTGATATGAATTAAGTTTATCAAGCAAAAAGTCAGGATGAGCTACACCTACTCTGAGGCAGAGCTTAAAGAGGAGTTGCCGACTTGGTCGGCTTCGGAGTTTTTTATCAGTTCCTCCTTATCCTTTTCTCCGATAGCATTAATCCTTTGAGCAACTTCGATAATCTTTTCAAGTTTTGCTGCACTTATGTTCATACTCAAACGCAGATAATCATCACGCTTAAAAAGTAAATCACCTTTTTCATCACAAACTGTCTGTACAGCTAATTTGGCACGAAAATCTTCTGTAGCCTGTTCTATTGCTACCACATTACCTTTATTATCCTTTTTCTTTGTAAGCAAGGACTGTTCAAATCCATCACGTTCATGTCCTGTCATCTGACGAACAAAAACAATAGCATCCCCAAGATCCACTTCCACAATCTCAAGTGTGTCTTTTTTAAGTAGATCATCCCTTGTTAAAACTTTCTTTTCCATTTTGATTAAAATTTGTGTTTGTTAATAATAAAGAAAAATATCCTTGATTAGGAAAAATTCAATTTGAATTAAGTTTCCGAGCCAGTTCCAGAATTAACTGTTACCTGTCCGCTTACTTTGATAGTAACATCAGCTGTCACTTTGTCATCTGTTGGAATCGTAAGAGGTAACTCAGTTACCAACCCTACAAATTCAACCGAAGTCAAATCAGCATCGGGCAACACTATTTCATAAATCTGCTCATCATCATTCTCAAAATCTTCCTTCATAAGTTCATACGTTGCCCTTGTGAAGTTCATATTGAGAGTAACCGTACCACCATCCCTGAACCCAGCGATGAATTCTCTATATCCACCTGTAGAATCCAAGGAAGTAACATCAATAAAGTCTCTGGTCATACCAGGTCCATTTATTGAATTCACCTCAGCCAGAGCAGTACCATTGCGAAAGAACTTGGTTCCTACCCCTGCAATTGCTTTACTTGCCATTTGTTTTACCTCCTTTTTTATGAATCTGCAGATTCTTTTCTCTGCAAATTAAAATTAACAATAAAACGTGCTCTTCCCCTCTCATCCCAATCAAAGTGTGTTGGACTATTGATTGCTCTGATCAGTTCATATATAGTACCATTCCATGTTTCGTGTGCCCGGCCATGGAGTGATAGATATATTTCATTAATTAAATTATACCCTTGACTGTAATCTCTTGAACGTACTTTTATTTGAATAGAAGGGCGTTCATACGTTTGCTGATCCATTGTTAAATCCGGCATACCACCAAACGTATCATAAATAACTACAATTTGATCTGGGTCTGTTTTCTCTTTACCTATAAACAGATTTTGTGCAAAAGTTAAACCTAATCCACTTTCTGCTATAAGCATGTCCTTAATATCTTCACTTGGAGCGTTCATCGTATTTGTGAATTATCTCTTATGATTTTAAACATTTTATCTTTGTTTTTTTCTAAATGCACTCCAAAATATCCAGGTCCAGATTGTGAACGAGACCAATTAACATCCTTATCCCACATTTCATGAACCCACATAGCATAATTGGCACTAAATCCAAAAACTGCAGCTGGTCCACCTGACACCTTTGCTATATTTTTCGCCAATGGTGCCATTTCTGTTAACATTCCAGCATGGTCTGATGCTAAACGAGCAGCATCTGGTCCTTTAAAGTTAGCGTCATTTCCTTGTGCTGTATGTGTTTTCCCTCCTCCTTTTACTATACTTCCAGTAGAACTTGTAACAAAAAAACTTGCTCTCAAATTACCAAGGTCAACAGGTATTTTTGGGTATGATCTATCCATTTCACGTCTGACATAAGCAATAGCTTTCAAAATACCTCTTAATGAACCATGCCCTATAAATTTTTCAATTCTGCGATTAAATTCAGATACAACCCTATCAACCCCTTCTATACTGGTTCTTGGTATCCCTGCTAAATCTTGTCTAACCCATCCCATAATCTTACCTATATTGCCACTGTGATAAATAAGCTTTGTAAACAAATACATCAGTTGATCTTAATGCTGGTACTTTTTCAAACTGACGAATACGAAAAACCGCTGGATTGTCCAAAGGATTATCATAATCTGCACTATCCAAATCATTTAAAGTCCCTAAAAACAAACAACCGTCTTTATCAAGTTCCTGCAAAACATAAACAAATCCTATACACTCAAACGTTTCTCCTTTCCCTTTCCAATCTCTCAACAACTGTATTTTCTGCACCCAACGTACACCATTATCCGGTGGAGTTAATTCAACAGGATCATCATATGTATTTTTACCATAACCATCATCTACTGGGTTTCCCCAATAGACTGCAGTTTGTACGCATTGTTTTGCCATAAAATCAGCTATACTCATTATTCATCAAATTGAGGGATTGCATAAATACTTGCTTTCTTCTTATCCGCAGCAGCTAATTCTCCGCTGGTATCCAACATTTTAAGCGTTTGTCCGTATGGTGTGCTATCCAACCCCATTCCAAACTTACCTATGTACTCAACTTTAGCATCACCTACTTGTTCCAAAGAAGCAATACGGAAACGAGTACTGGCTATCATATGTGCAGCCAACCACCTTTCCATTTCCTTATATAAATCTGTTTCTTGTTCACTGCTTTCTTCTTCAGGATTACTAATACCAAATATTGAATTCAGAAGAACGTTTGCAGCATTTATATAAGTTGTTATCACTGTACTTGAAAGATTACAGTTATCCATAATCTCTACCACTTCATCATGTGTTACTCGTGCCATATTCTTTCCTCCTACTTTTATCTAATAAAGGATCAATTATTTTTACAATCTTTGGATTCCATTTAAGACCAAGCCATTCAACAGTTTGATAAATCTGCTCATAATCTCCTACTACCATACGTTCTGGCCAAATTATTCTGCAGTTTAATCCAGCTTCTATCATTTCAACAAACTTCTTTTCATACTGATGTACCCACCATTTCCATCCTTCTTCTTGTGAAGATACACCTATTTTAAGTAAAACATCCTCATTCTTACATAAAGTCATATATGCTGTTTTCATACAAGACTGCACTATATCCCCTGTCCTTCTCCTTACAATTATCCACTTTGCGTCAGGATAAGCATAATTCCAAACAGGCCACATCTGTGCTAATTTACTGCATTTAAACATCCATACACCTCCTTTATAACACTCACACCCATACAAAATACTATCAACTCTTTGTTGCCAATCAACCGGAATGGTTAAATTCTGAGTATCTGGCATAAAGGTACTAAATTTATTATTTACTTCTAAAAGATATTCATCACATAAATTCTTCATTTCTATATTTTCAAGCATAGAAGTTGTAGCACCTCTAAATACTCCACAAATATCAAATATTCTGGCTATTAAAGTACTGCCTGATCTTTCTGCCCCTGTAATGAATATAGCTTGTTTTTTCATAAATAATAAATATAATCTTCACCAACCCACTTTTTTAATATACTCATATCTTTATCCGACTGAATAGAAAACCTTTGTTTATGTCCTACACCTATACCAGGTCTGCCAGGAAGTCCTTTTATTCCTATTGCCAAATCAAGTCCTTCAAACAAATTAATTCTATGTTTTGAAATAAGAGTACGAAATACAAATAAATCTATAAACTTGCTTCCTTTTTTACAAGCAACTTCTAAAGCATCAAGACCTTTTGGACTAAATGCTGTCTGAAATAAACTTGCATGGTCTTTATTTCCATTCCTTCTCCAACCTTTCAACACTACATTGTAATACACCGTAAAACGTTCACCTACTACATCAAATGATGATTTACATTTTTTCATCATTTCTGTAAGATAACAAGGTTTGTAATAATCATCATCTTCTATAACAAAAGTAAATGTAGGTTTATATTGTTTGACTGCTTCTATTCCAGCTAAAAGATTTCTTGACTGAGTATTTTGCCCTTTTTGCCACTCTGGTTTTGGATGCACTTTTACTATTTTCCAATTCGCACGAAAATCTTCTTTTATAAAATCAGTCGTTTCAGGAATACAATCATCTACTATTACCCATACAACTTCACCTGTGTACGTTTGGTTTAACATCCACATAGCACAAAGAGTGATCTGTCTTTTTCTCCCTCCTGTTGGTGTGATAAGTGCTATCATCTCATTAAATCGTAAAATCTTGTTTCCCTTATATCTATTAATTCTTCCTTATTCCAAATCCACTGTCGTTCACTGGCTGGTTTATAATGAGTTCCATGTCCTTTCAACTCCCCTATTTCCCAAGCTTTAATTCTTCTTTGATATGTTTCTTCACGTTCTTCACGTGATTTGCACATTCCATAATTAATAACAAATCCACTGCTCTTATAAACTTTGCCTCCATATGTTAAATGAATCCTATCACCTGCAAATTTAAAACGTGGATGCCAACGAGCTATCATTTGTAACGGACGGGGACAAACTTTAACGTAAAAATAATTGTCTTGAAAAGGCATTTGGAACACTTCTCCGGTATTATAACCGTCTAAGTGAGCTACTTCTATTATTGAACATTTATGTTCCTTTGCCTTCTGTATTTCTTGTTCTATTCCATTTTCAAAATAATAAAATAAATCAATACCACAATATACCAACCAAGATGGATGAATTCGATTAATGTAATTAACCAATGCTGCTTGAAGTTTACCTAAATGGAAAGTTCCTTCTGTATCCACACGTCCGGTCTTCACATTGTTTTCTAACAACCATTCATATGTCCCATCAGTAGAATAGTTATCCAATACAAGTAATTCACAACCTTGTTTACGATAAAAATCAACAAAGTGCTTTATGTACTTAATTTCATTATATGCCGTTGCTGCTACAAGTATCATAATATTTTATTTATTGGACGAAATGTAACACCTATTTGATTATGTATTTTGTAAGAATCTACATTGAAATTATAAATATCTCCTACAAGTGGTTCATCATATATAATAGGAACTCTCTTATTATATTTCTTCATCAGAGCTTCTGCTAAATCTACAATACTCATTTGAAATATTGAAGCACAATTATATATCTGCCCTCTTGCTTCAGGCATAAGCCAACTCATTATGTTTGCTTCTACAATATCTTTTACATATGTAAAAACTCTTTTTTGTGTACCATCACCATGAATATGAATTGACTCACCTTTAAGTATCTTATCCGTAAATATAGCAACCACTCCACCTGTTTCCTGTTTGTTTTCCTGCCTTTCTCCATACACATGAAAATAACGCAAAATCGTGGTATCTAAACCACTTTGTATGTTAAACAGGGTTACATACGTTTCACCTGCTGTCTTACTTACTCCGTAAAAGCTTTGTGGGTTTCTCGCTGTTGTTTCCTTTATTACTCCTTTTACTTCCCCATAAACAGAACCAGTACTTGCATGTACAAACTTTTCTATGTTATATTTTACTGCTTGTTCAAGTAAACGCAAAGTTCCTATACCATTTACTTCCATGTCACGAGAAGGATTCTTTAAACAAATATTCTTTTTAGAAGCAGCTTGGTGGAAAATGACATTTACCCCTTTGAAAATCGAGCCGTTTTTACCTATTTCACAAACATCAACTTTATGAAATTCAACTTCTTTTGGAATGTTGCTTTCATAACCTGCGCTCAAATCGTCAATTCCCACCACAGCTACTCCCATCTCAACTAACCTCTCTGCAACGTGACTACCTATAAAACCTGCTACTCCTGTGACTAATGCTTTTTTCATATTTTGTATTTCATTACTAACTGTGCTATTTTAGAAACCGTATCAAAATTTTCAGCAGTGGCTTCCTTTTCTGGTATTCTCACTTTGAAAGTACTTTCAACAAAAACAAGTACTGATACCATTTCAAAGGAATCAATAAAACCACCACGAATAAGAGAAGTATCAAAATCAAAATTATCAATACTTTTACAAGAACAATCCTCTTCTGGAAACTTGCAATAAGGATAATGACGCTTCCCTTCATCACGATTTACATATTCTTGCTGTATGTACTGAAATATTTTATTTTTTATCTCATTCATAACTTGGAACTTCCTTCTTGTTTATAATCTTCTTTAAGTCTCATTTCAAGTAAATCACGCCATCCTTTGTTTTCTGCCCACCAACCAGACCAAGCTTCTTTCTTATACTTATTTAATGTTTGTGCTAATCGTTTTGTTTCCTGTTCTGCTTGAGCACACAATTTTCGTATCTTTACATCCCTCTTACTTTCCCTTTGTGCTAAATCATTAATCTTGCGAATTAATTCGCAAGGAGAAAGAACAGGTGAAGCTGTACGCATTGTCATAGCTGTGATTTATATAAAGTTGTCCATTGTTTTGCTACTGCCTTATAACTATGTTTATCATCACACCATTCTTTAGTTTGGTGACTCAACATAGGACTTTCTATTGCTTTTATTACTCGCATAGCAGTTCCTTCAGGGTCTGTATCATCCTCATTAATTATAGGACAACCTTTCAACTGCCCATTAGCTTGCTGTAAAGCCATTGGAGAAAGCCAACACACAACAGGAATACCCCACTGCATTGCTTCAAGTGCTGCATTCCCATAAAAGCCAACTTTAAATTGATCAAAATATACTGATGCCCTTTGTTTGAGCTTTGTAGATTCTCTGTAAGTTATTCCAGACACTATATGTGTTTCTGCCTTCCTCATCCTTTCCCTTATTACATCAAATACTTTTTCTACAAAAGGTGTTCCTTTGCGGACAGCATTGGAAGGTATATGCATAAAAACTGGAAAACTATTCCTTACCCAAATATTAGCTTTATCCTCACTATCTATCGGATGAGGAGTCCAGATGCTTGAATATTCAGGATAAAGTAAATCAGTTTCAAAAGAAGTTTTTAGAGTGACATTTTTATAATCAGCATTACTGTAAACCCCTAAACCTCCATAAATAGTCTTACGAAAAAAACTGCCTGATGTAGTTAAAACAATAGGTTTGTTTTTTGGTATCTTTAAACCAAGATAACCATCCTCCGGTGGCCAATCTCCTTTAAAATGTAAAATATCAGCTTCGTTTACCTGCTGTTGAACTTTGTGAACATTACCTTTGGTAACTAATACATTTGTAGGATGGTTAAGTTTGTTTTGTGCTGCACCAGAAAATAATTGTACGTCAAAATCTGTATGACGTTTCAAAGCCTGCATAAGTTTAAAACCTGATGCAGCGTAATCAATTTTTGATAATATAACAATTTTCATTAAATTAACTATTATTATATAAAAGTTCTTTCAAACTAAACTTTGGAAATACAGTTATTGCACTATCAGGACTTGCATTTAAAATCTCTATTCCCATTGCTTTAGCATTTCTTGCTATTTCTGGAAAACCACGCAAATGCTTTAAGAAAGGTGGTACTTTTGCTATCACCCTTCCTTTATGTCTTTTGGGTGGAATATTCCCTCTTGCAGGAGGTGGAGTTGCTGATTTGTATAAATTATGCCAGTGCTTTTTTCCTGTTGGATCAACGTTCATATCAAACCCTAACAGTATTATTCTTTTAGCACCAAGATGTGCTGCAAGGCTAATTGCAGAAGCTCCACTATTTTGATTCCAAGAAACACAATTTTTCCTCTGACTTATCCCCTGTGGGCGACTTGGATCACGCATCAAATATTTTATCCAAGGTACATTTTCAGTACTTGGAGAGCATGATACTTTTAATCCTGGCCATTTAGCTAATGATTGTTTGTAACGAAGATAAAACTTCGCATCTCCAAAAAACATCATGTCTATCCAATCACCTATCAGATAGGAAACATTAATTCCTATCACATGACAGTCGTGAATTGGTTTCATGTATGGAGAATAAACACTTGGTGGTAATTCCCCAGTTCTGACTTTATTAACTATGTCATCAGGAATACCAAATTGCTTGGTGACAGATGGGCCACCACCAAGTATCCAAACATCATCACCTTCCCAAATAGGAGGAACAGTCCATTTCATTCTTCAAGAGATTTTTTAAATTCTTCTGCTTTTTCCAAACGAAGAGCTTTGGCATTCATCTGTTTGCCTTTCTCATCAAAGATATCATACCACGGACTGCCTTCACCACGTGCAATGATGTTATATTTTGGTTTTACAGCATCAATAATTTCTTCCTCTTTCTTCTGCTGAAGAACGGTATTTCTTCTTACCATTCTCTGTTCTCTTCTTGCTTGTAAAGAAGCTTTTGTAAGAGGTTGTACTTTTTTCTCTTCCTTTAACTCTTTAGCATCAACAGGAATAATTGTATCCCTAAATGCTTCAGGTATTTCACTTGGGTGAGCCCAAAATATCTGTCCTGGTTTGATTATACGATTTGGCAGACGAAAAAAACCTCTTCCGAGTTTTCTCCATTGTATTCTGCCGTCACCTGGTTTATCTACTGATCTTTGCATCTTGTAAATTTTTAATGAATTCTTCAGCTTGTTTCTTATCCATAGCCTTTTTGTTGATTACTTTGAATTTGTGATTAACAACATCATACCATTTAGTTTTTCTTCTCCTTTGAATATAGAAAACCCTTTCTTTTTTAAGAACAGGTTTCTTTTCTTCTTTGGGTTTTACAACTTCTACTGGTTTGATTGTATCACGAAAAGCAGTATGTACTTCATGAGGGTAAGCAAAAAACGTCTGACCTGGTTGTATAATCAAACGACTTCTCAGCTTAAATTGACCTCTACCTACATTTTTAAATAATACTTTTTCCATGGTATTAAAAGAAATGACTTGATTAGTCTATTTACTTTTTATGCAACATGTATTAAACCGCTGCGACCATTTGCATCAGAACGAATCTGAGGAACCTGGATAGCCATTACTTTATGTTTGGTAATGAATTTTCCTTCCTGATCCCATTCAATGTTCTGCAGACCCATTCCATTGACAATTCTAACAACATCGCTGGTAAGCTGTACCATAACAATATTATCAGCAGGGAGTTTATCATTTACTTCAATAAACTCAATTCCTTTAATCTGCAGAATCCTTTCACGCACGGTAATAGTAGCATTGGTGTCCGGTGTACTACCAACATAGTCCTCATCCAGCTTTGTTTCATAAGCAGTAGGAATGTAGATACCATAAGGTCCATAATGACGATCATTGATCATTACCTGTTTCCAAGCAATAACCTCATCTACAATATCCTTCCCTGTTTTGCTGGAATCATCCCATGCAGTGGTGAGAGTAACCTGATTACGATCAGGATGGTTAAGGAAACTCCAGATAGTATTGAGTCCACGTCCATCTTTTTCTCCGTAACTGTACGAAGTATTGGTGAAGAGCATTTCCTCAATTTTCTCTTTAACAGTCCTTGCAGCTCTTTCTGCCATTGTAGTATCAATAGGATTACTCATATTACGTGAGGTTTCAAGTTCCCTCAGGTTAATTTCATAATCCACATGCACTATCGGAATAGGCAGATAGTTAAAGCTGTAATCAGGACGGTTGTTTTGAGCCCTTGTAATACCATCCATTGTCAGGCTGGCAGTAAGTTCACTTGTCACATCATGATACTCAAGAACAGTTGTTCCAAGAGCATTTCCAAGATTGAAAACAAGTCCTCTGGCAATCAGTGCATCAACTGCACCAATCCTCTGTTCAGCAACCCCCATTACAGCATCATCCAACTGTTTCCACTCATCCCTCCTGAGAGTAGCATTAGTGTTTATAGCTGGTACTACAGCGTAATTTTCCGGTTTCTTCACATCACCACCTTTGAATACGGTAATATAAGACCTTCCGTCTTTACCGACAAAGGGGCGCATCCTGTTAGGGTCAAGTCTTCCCTGCTTCATCATGTGAGCAGCCAAAGCTCCCTGTACCCCACTTCTTCCTATAAGATCAACAGGCATTGTATTTTCCTCCTTTCTTTAAAGTATTTTAACTTTGATTCTCTTATTGTATCCCAGTGGTCCTTCAGAACTTTCTTCACCACTTGAACCACTAAGGTCAAGAGCTTCAAGAGCAACTGCAATCCCACCATTTCCAGAAGTAAATTTCTGGAGGTAACCAGCACCATTAGATTCAAGAAAATCACCAACGGCAATATTCTGTCCATCTTCAAGTATGGCATAAACTTCATCCCCACGGGTAGGAATCCAAACATTAACCGGATCACCGCTTACATATTCATCATCAATTCCCTTACCCTGAAGAGCATCTTCAAGAGCAAACATCGGCAGGCAAGCATTTGCAGGAGCATCATCATTGTGAGCCCTTACAGTATTTGCAGCCGAAAAATTCAAAAGCATACCTGGAATTATCGTTCCACTTGCTGTGTACTCCTCAAATATATTGAGATAGTTTTTCAGTTTAATAGTATTAGAAGCCATTTTGAATCCTCCTTCTTACTTATTTTCAAATTTAACACCAGTCGGAGCCAAAGGTTCTTCACCTGAAGCGTTCAGGTCAAATCCGCCTCCACCAAACAGTGAATAATCAACGGGTTCTTCCTTTTTAAGCAGTCCGGCAATTTTTGCAAGTGCTGCATCGGACATTGCATTGAGTTCTTCGTCAGTCCATTCTCCCTTTTCGGAATTAGCCTGTATCTGACTAATCGTAGCTGCTCTCTTTTCCTTTTTCTGAAATTTCACGTAATCTATGATTGCACGATCTTCAGCTGAAAGGACATTAACTTCCTTGGTCACTTCTTTCTCAACAACCTGTGGTTCCAATTTAACAAGCTGTTCTTCCGAAAGAGCTTCCAGCCACTCCCTATCAGTTTCTGCGAACTTACTGGCTTCGTTTGCAATAAGTGCATCAACTTTTGCTTTTACACAAGGAGTGCATTTTTCGTTGTCTTTTGGCATTTCAGTTACCTCCTTATTATTATTATTTGATCTGGTTCTCCTCATGCCAGAACCATTGGCAAGTACTTCATATTCAACCTTACGGCGAACTTCTTGGGGATTTCCTGTAAGTTCAAACGTACTATTTTCAAACTTATAACCCTGCTTATAAAGTTTTATACCACCTATCCGCTGTCTGATTTCATAAACAACAAATTCATCATACACTTCCTGTAGAAAATGCATAACGTTTTCACTATCCATTGCATCAATCTTACATCTGGCAGCATCAACCAATTCTCTATAACCAGCATCAGCATTTAAACTGAGTTGGTCTGAATAGAACGATTTTAAACTTTGTAAGAATTCCTGTTCGTTCACATCTGTTCCTCCTTTCTTTTTGTTAACACGTACTCCACACCCATCTTCAATAGAACAAGCACCTCTCCCTCCGGGCAGTAGGGCAAGATGATCTGGTCTATGATTATGAGCGACTGCTGTATAATGTTCTCCATTCCAATCTCCTTCAGTATCTTCCTGGTCTGTAAATACACCAATACTTACTTCTATTGGTTCAGAACCTTGTATTGCAGCAAGAACTGACGGACATGATTGGCGTAATTTTTCTTCATTTAACCAAGCTTCTGCTTTGAGCTTATTGTCATCTACATGAGTATTAAAAATAATACCCACTACCTGTCTTTCCATAATCTCTGGTGAATTAGCAGAAACACTCTGTCCTTCAATCTCAGGATGGTCTATTACAACAGGTCTGCCATTCCAAGCATCAGGGAACCTACCAAGTTCGGCAATGGAATGGAATAATGGACCGAGACTGCCGTTATGTACTCCTTCCACCATCATTATAACAGGAACGACCAAATGTTTTGCATTCTGATACGTTTCTTCTCTGACTGTATAAGTTACCTCCTGCTCAACTTCCTGAGTAGTATAAACCTCATTGTTATTTGCCGTACCATTAGCAATACGAATAGCCTGTGCTTCACAAGTTGCTCTGGCTGTACCTTTCTTTAAACATGCAGCAAGAACTGAGTTTGCCGTAGCCACCCATTTTTCTTTTTGCTTCTCAGATAAACCCTTTTTGTGCTTATCTACATCTTTTTTACTCCATGGCATCTTTGTTTCCTCCTTTATTTTTCATAATATTCTTTAAGGTCTTCAATATATGGTAAAATTACACATCTACACTGAGGATGCAAAGGAATTAAAGGCTCAACTTCATCCAAAGTAAATATTTTTCCTTCTAATGCAGCACATTTTGGACAAACCCTATCATCTAAAGCTGTTGCCCATTCAGCTAAAACACTCACTCCTTCTAATCCCCAATTCCTATACTCTTGTACCATTGCTAAATGATGAGCACGTATAATCTCCGTCCTGGCAAGTAACATGGCTCTGCGTTGTGCTGGTATGAATCTACCTAACCTATCAGTAATACCTAACGTTCCTGCTCCTGTTCCATCTATTGCTGCTACAAGTTTACGAGCTATTAAAGCTGGACCATCACCATCTATCATGCCCTGAGCAAGAATCTGACTAATGGTTGTTTCCATAGCTGCAGTAATACCAGTAAGTTCTGAATATACTCTTATATACAAAATACCAACTCTTTCCAAATGAAAAGGTGTGTTAAATACAGCATCTATTCCACCTGATTCATCAATAGTAGGAACTGCTATTCCTGCTTTATCCAATTCATATCGTGCCCTAATTATACCCCTTTTGTAAGAATCAGCAATATAACGATTTGTCCAAGCATCATAAACAGCAGAACCTATTTGCTGTAATTCAGCCATTGTCAATAACCCCTTTTCTACCTGCAAATGTAACCAACGCATAAACGCTTCAATTTTCTTTGGGTCTGAAAGGAAAGCAAACGCCTGAGAAACCGGAGTAGGGTTCATTTGGTAACTTCCTACCTTTCCCCTTTTTAAACCAAAGCAATCCTTTTCATTTACGGTTTGACGTATAACTTTTTTAAGTTCCGTAAAACGAACCTTAAACTCTCTTGCAAATGCATTGCGAAGAGCAGTAGTACGAGTTGGATCGTACCTTTCAGGAGTTACTTTATTCAATATTAATTCTTGCGTTTGCATTTACTTCTTTTCTTATTCTCATCATTTTAGATGATTCTTTTCTTTTAAACTTATTTGCTGAAGGCATAGGACGACCTGCAGGTAAAGCAGGAGCAGGTGGATTAGCTTCTTTTTCAAGCATACTTTTTATTATCTCCATCAACTCATCACTCTCATCATTCATTTGTTTATCCCTCATAGCATCTATCAATGTTATTTGCTCCTGTGTTAAACCTAAGAACATCTCAAGAAAAGCATCAGGAGGAATAACAGCTTGTGCTATTGGACTGTAAGTATATTCTCGTAAAGCATTGGCACGTCCTTTTCCAATTTCCACTCTTGCCTTTTCACTAATTGAAAACAAATCTTGCCAAGCTACAGTATAATCTTCACT